GTTGTCATTGCTGCGACCTTATCCGCCAGAGCAATCGAGAAAAACTGTGTTGTTAGCTGGGTTGAGTTTTTTGAAATGCCCACGTGTTCTGCCGACGTGAATGAGTCGTTGTAACTCATCCCATAGACACCGCTCGTAAGAATAATAAACGAGCCACCAAGCGTAGCTGAATCCGCATATGTGATGTCACTACCTTGATTGGTCACGACATTGGTAAATCGTCGAATCATGGTGTTGGTACTGCCATATCCGTTAGCCGTATTCACACGTACCATGCTATTTGTTGTAGTCGCAAATAGTAGTGTTTTTGCAGTCACATAATCAAGCACTTCTACCACGTTTGCAGCGGTTGCCCTTAGCATAAATGTGTCGCCAGCAGCACAAACAATGTTAGCGCCTGTTTGGGTAATGATATTCGCATTATTTGTTAGCGTTGGAGACCCAGAGCAACGAACCCTGATAACGCGCCCAATGGCTACCGTGAATGCGGTAATAACCAGCGATCCTGTCAATTGAATGTCGTCTGTGTCTGGCGCATTAGCTGTAAGGTCAACCGTTCCAGCAACACTTGCAACGTCAATTCGCGCAGCTCTTGGGGCAATCCCTAAAACTGAGCGCCATAGCGCGGCTGTCGCTGATGCTAAAGCAGTCAATGAAAATGAAGTTACAGCGGTTGGATCGAACTTCTCTGCGGTGATAGCGCCGTCAACAATCTTTGGCGTTGTTACCGTGTCATCGCTAGGTGTGCCAATTGCTAATGGTTGCGTCCAAAGGCACTCTACAAATTCACCAATAGTAACGCTGCTGCCAAGTGTGAGTTGCGTGCCTGTAACTGTGTAGGTGGATTTCCTTTGATAGACGTTGTTAACATAAACATCGGTGTTATTCTTTGAGCCAGGGTCGCCAGATAGCGTGAACGGCCCTGCCACACCTGTTCCTACAAACGAATCCACGACTCGGTTAGAAGCTGATGCGCTTGTGATAGCCGTCCATGTGTTTGATGCAAGATCAGCGACTAGCCATACGCTCTGATACTGAGCCGATATAGAGTAGCTTGTCAGACCGTTGATAGTGTCAGAACCTGCGCGAGCGACGTTTACGGTGTTGGCATCTGCCGTGTTCTTTTGGACTTGAATTTCAAAGCTGCCGACAAGTGTGCTGATTTGCGGCAGTGTGATTGTGATATTGCCAGCCGTGGTGTCAGTTTTGACAAGCGAGCAAACATCAGCCTCAACAATCGTGTAGTTGGTAGTCTTGTTCAAGACGTTCATAAACGCCGCAGCATCAAGCCTATCAAGCTCGTCACCGAGAGAGCCTGCTGTCATGCGCAACTCAAAAGCATCACCAGCCAAAAATGCAAATGCTGTTTGAATTCCTGCAACGGCTTCAACTGCCCGAACAATCGTAAGCGTGTCGGTTGCTCGCGCGGTGACTTTGACAACCTCTTTAGTGCCGTCAACTTTTGCAAGCGTGCCAAAGAATACTTGACCGCCTGATAGTGCGGGGAATTTTGCACCATCGCCAGGCGTAAGTGTTATTGCCAAGCCGACGTTTGATAGGTTCGCTGCCAGCTTTGAGACTGCGTTGTTGGAAAATCGTGTAAGTCTAGTCATAACGCCTCATGTCAAAAAAAAGAAGATTTGATGCGCTTGATAGCGTTCTGTTGCCCAGTCGTCCCCTTGCGTGATAGCGTATCAATCTTCTCTAAGAACCGCGACGTGTAATAGGCGGCTAGGTTTGGATTGCTATATGACTGCCCTGGGACTGTCAGGATGCGCCCAAGAGCGCCCCAACCGATGCACTCGGCATAGTCACTCAGGAAGGCTGGCATTGTCATAGCTGTCTGGCTTGGTTTCAAGCGAAGGCACAAATAAAGCGAGCCGTCGTCCATTGTCTGAGGCACGAGCGTCAGCGTGTTTTGCGCGATTTGTGTGACGTACTTTGTAACCCCATTGCCAAGGTCACCCGTGCGCCAGCCATTAAGGATGTCATCCAAGTCCTTTGGAGCTTTTGGAACTAGCTTTCGCCCACTGAATAGCGCGACTTCAATATCGAATACGGCTGAGTCTGTTGGTGTGGTGATGGTGCTTGTTGCTGGATCAGTAGAAAGTACGGATGTCGTGCTTTCATACTTCCACAACTTCGTGCGCTCACAAAACTCAATCGCAGCGCCTCGAATAGATTTGAATGCCGTAGCATCTGGCACGCCTGGTGCCCACGGTCTTACTTCTGAAAGAAATGTGTCGATGGCGCTCATACGCTGTTACCTGTATTATTTGGTGACGAACCCGCCTGCGACTGCATGGTGACACCGAGCGCATCATTGAATGCGGAATAGAACGCCGCTGCCTCACCTGCGTTGGCGTACTGACTGTCTTTGCTCTTGGCGCGGTAGCAGATGTAGTTCACCACTGCGTCCATGTTTTCTAGGTCAAAGCCAATGTTATCGACCAAGGCTGATACGGCTGCTGGAATAGCGGCGTACACGCCAAGAATCTTTGTGCCTGCAATAGCTGGAGGCGATACAAAAAATGTCTTGGTCGAGCGGTCATCGTATGTGAACTGGCTAATTTCGGATGTCGGTGTTGCCGAATGCCAATAAAGGTCGTGGTCGTCGATGTTTTGTCGGTCTGTTCGACGGATGGATCGCCCTGGGGTATTGCCATCCATGCCCATGTTGCGGATGATGTCAAGTAGTTGGACACCATCGGAAGGGATTGCCTGCTGTGTGCCAGCAAGCAGGGTGAAATTGGCAACCTTAGAGCAAGCCGATGGACGGCGCGTAAGGATTGCCATGCGGCTATCGTTTATCCAGCGGATGATTTCAGCATCAGACCATCTGATTTTTGTCGCGTCGCTTCTATCTGCGTCGAGCAGAAGGTCGGCGACACGATCAACGATGTCTTGTACTGCAATCATGGCTCATTACTCCGCGATTTCAGCCTTGATTTTCTCAACCGACAAGCGATAGTGTGGCGCTTTGCCGAACTTCTCGGTGTACTTAGCGATAAGCTGCGCACGTTCGTCGCCTTCATCGGCTGGTTTGTTTTCTGGCTGTGACTTCTCAGCGGCTTCCGCGATGTCATCGAGTGTGATGTCAATCTTGGCGCTGCGCTCGTCGTCTTCCAGTGCGTTCCACTCCTCGGCAGTCAATCCAGAGGCATTGAAGGACTGCTCTACGATGTCGCTCAGTTCATAGACCTTGCCGCCAATTTCGTAGGAGTTATCATGCACGGCGCTACCAAATAATGAGCGTGCAACGGTGTCTTGTTGTCGTCGGCTGTCGCCCTTATCGTTCACAACTGGAAGCGATAATGATGTGGGCTTTCCAACTGGCGATAGTTCTCCGCGATAGACTTTGTAGCCTTCGCTAATTGCTAAGAAACGATCCGCGTGATTTTCGTTCTCAACGTCAGCAACGTGGCTGCCGTCTTCTAGTGGTTCAAAGTGATACTGAGTACCGTCAAGGTCAACTTTAGAGCCGCCATCGCGCAAAATAGTACATTGAATCTTCATGGTTTTTTCCTTTTGCTTTTTGTTAAAAAATAGGGGATAGCAACTAAGCCACCCCCTACCGATGATAGCTCAGTTTGGTTTAACCTTGCATTTCAACAATCAAGCGGAACTTGCCAGTCGTCGCCAAGGTTGCTGCTACTGCTGCAAACTTTACGCCGATAGAGCGGTCATAGCCAACTGGTGCTACGCGCAATCCCGCGCTCTTTGTCATGCGAGCCACACCACCTGCACGGGCAGTCGTGTCAGCGGCAAAGAACTCATTGCCAGTCGTGCGAGCGCTGACGGTATCACCAGGCGTACCAGTCATCACACCAACGTCCAAGGAAATCAACGGCGTGCCGTTAGTGTCCAAGTCGTCCGTGTCGATGATTACGTCAGCAACCGTGTGATTTGCGGGGATTGTGCCGATGTCAACTACGTCATTGGCTGCAAATGTCACGCCTTTGAACGGGGCAATAGACAAGTCAATCTCATAGACGTTGCGGATAAGTTCGCCAGAGCAGTCGGCTACGACGGTATTACCGTTGCCGCCTGCATCAGACCATTTGGATGCGTATGTTGCCATTTTATTTACTCCTGAAAATTAAAGGAAAAGATGATTGAGAAAGCCCCCCGCTAGGGAGGCTCAATCAATTAAGGGTTAGGGTCAGCCGCAGCCGTGTCAATGGACAGAACACCGAAGTCCTTGCCATTGAACACAGTTTTCTTGATGCCGCCAATAAAGCCCGATGCCACTGTTGGCTCATTGCCATAGTCTTTGGTGTTCTCTTCCCAAGAGTAGCGCAAGCCGCCTGCCGTGCCGTATGCCACAACTGCTGCCTGACGACCCATAAACAGAGCGCGAGCTGCTGCCACGTTTGCGCCTGCGCCGTAGTCCGAGAAACGGATCGCGTTGCGATGTGCGTGCAAGATGGTGTTATTGAGCATACCCAAGCCGCCAGTGAAGATGGCATTTTTAGAGCCTTCTGCTGCCGCTGCTGCTTTTTGTATATCGAGCCACTGACCAGAGCCAGCGTTGGTACGGAGGTCATAGGCTTGGAACGGAGACATGAGCAACACATAGCGGTCGTCATTGCCAGTCGATACTGGAACCATGTTCGCCGTTTGTGGCGCACGGGCTTGCATCATCTCAGCTTTGTTTTGCGCTTTCTCAACGACTGTAACAGTCATCTTGTCGGCAGCGGTTAGGGTTGCTTTGCTGGTCACTGTGCCGCCGTACAACTGATGTGCGGAGTCTGGTGCAGTGAATGCGTTGTTGGCGAAGCCTGTGTAGGTCAAGTCTTCAATGAAGTCCTCGTTGATACCGCGAGAGCCAGCGAGATACATCATCATCAACTCGTCAACGAGTCGGGCGAAGTAATCACCGAGGCGGTTCTTGGCAACCATGCGCATGTCGTGAGCGGTGCGCTTACGAGACATTTTGCCACCTGCGGATGCAGCATGACGCACTTGGTCGATAATCACTTGGTCAGTGTAGAACTTCAACGACTCTTCTTTGCCTTCAAGTCGTGCGTCGCCGTATGTTGGCTTGGCACGCATCTGAACACAGAGGTCGAAGCTGATGG